CGTGGAAATTTCACGAAAACAAAAAAAAAAAAGAAGCAACGTGCAACCGTTGTCTGCTCATCGCTTCTTTTTTCAACATTCTCCTAGACGATGAATGCTGTCTACTAATACAAATAGCTTTGTCATCTTTTTACAGATCAGTACTCACATATTTGTACGTTCGCACCACTCATACGATCTACGGAGTCCGTCTCCTTCATTATAGAAGATGTAAATTTTGTGGTATAAAAAGAAGGCCCAGTGTAAATCACGAAGCCCACTTTTCGATCAATCGAATACGATGATATGGACGTCCTCCCGTAGCATCATCTCGTCGAACTGTTGGTCCGTCCAGCATTCATACCGGTTACCATCATCGTCCTCAAAGATTAGTGCAAAAGGCCATTTTTCATCCATAATTCATACCTCCTTTATTTCTATTAAAGGAGATGTAAAAGTTGCCCTATTTTGACAAAAAGAAGAGTCCGTGTTAGGACTCTTCCTCTTCATTTCGAGACATCTGATTCCATATCAGATTCTTAAGAGAAGAGACTTCACCAGCATAATGCCACCAATCTTCTTCCCAAGGCAGTGGATCTCCATGAATACGTCTAAGCATTTCTGTTTCACGCTTTTTTGTCTCCACATACACTTCAGCATACTTAAGATAGCGGATTAGGTTGTCAACCTCTTTCTTTTTAAGAACAAATACCATATTAAATACCTCCTTTTCTATTAAAGGAGTTGTAAAAGTTAAAAAGAAGGCCCCGTGTAAATATCACGAAGCCTGCTTCCAATGTTTAGTAGAGAAATTTCAAATTTGTCTCCAGATCGATGTGTTCTGTCATATTGTTCTGATCTTTGATTCGCTCGAAAAGCCTCCTCGGAGCCTGTGCGATGATGGCGTAGTATTCATCCACTTTCTTGTTTGTAGCGTCCTCGATGTCTCCTTCCCGGAGATCGATGACTTTACATCCAAGTTCGCGGAGAAACTTTGCGCCCCACTTCACTGCCTCCTCGGTGTGATTCACGACGAATCCAAAAGACATGGTTCCAAACATAGTTACATCCTCCTTAATAGTTTAGATTTCTCTATAATAAAGAATGTAAAAATTAACCCTATTTTGACAAAAAGAAAGCCCGGTGTAAACCAGGCTTTAGAGCTCAGGTGAGATACTGGCTAATAACCTCTTGAACAGAAGTCTCTTTCCATCCCCATCTCCGATCAACTCGATCAAAATATGTTCCATAAACACAATGATACTTATGATCCAATCCGTAAATTGCTACATTCCAGCCTTTTACTGGTTTGGTTCCATCGTCATCTTTGCGCCACAATGGTCCAGGAATATCGACCGAATGACACTGAATCTGTTCAGGATCAGGACACCTTTTCTTATTGGTATACCAGTTCCAGTCATCAGAGCATCTAAATGATAACTCGGGCTTTCCATAGTAACTAATTTGCTTTATGGTTCCCTTAGGAAACAAATAAGCCGCTCTATAACCCCCTCTTGGCTTCATTAACTCATAGCCGCGTTCTGCCATAAGAGCTCGACTAAGTTCGTTAAAGAAGTTCCAACATTTGGTTGCTTTAGCGTTAGCTTTAATTTTGTCCATAGTAGAATCCCCCTTTAAGTATTTTAGTTTCTACTATAGGACGTGTAAATCTTAAACGAAAGCGAGGTACCCTCAAATGAAACCCACCAAACTCCCATCCGGCGCCTGGCGATGTCGTGTCTATTTAGGCAAGTCACCCGAAGGCAAACCCATCTACAAGTCCATAACGCGAAATGATTATTACGAATGTCTGACCGAAGCAGCACAACTGGCAAAGCATCACCATGAGACCGAACGAGATCAGTCGACGCTTACCCTTGGCGAGGCGATAGACAAATACATCTCGATCAAAGACGGTGTGCTTTCACCTGCTACCATTCGAAGTTACGAGTCAATCCACAAGCACCATCTCCAGCCGGAGCTTGATCTGCCACTTCACAAAATATCATCAAACGTAGCACAGGCAGCGATCAACCGTGAGGCTAAAGACTTTTCTCCAAAGACCGTCCTCAACATCTATCGCCTGCTCACAGCAGTACTAAATCAATTCACCGATCAGAAAATATCAGTAACTCTCCCGCAGCAGGTTACCAAAGACCATAACACGTTAACTGAGGAACAACTCAAGACCTTGATTACAGCCCTCCAAGGCGACAAGTCAGAGATCCCGCTGCTTTTAGCTCTGTTCCTTGGTCTCAGACGCTCCGAGATCCTGGCATTAGAACATGACGACTATGATCCAGAAACTAAGCAAATATCAGTCAATAAAGCCCTAGTCCCCAATAAGGATCAGAAGTTCGTCATTAAGACCACTAAAACACAGAGCTCACAACGCAAAATATCCGTACCACCATACCTTGCAGAAAGACTGGAAGCACGGATAAATAGCGGTGAAAAGTTCTGCTCAGTAGCCCCTGAGAGGCCATATAAGCGCCTACAGCAGCTTTGTGAGCGATATGGTCTGCCGAGTATCACCATGCACGATCTACGCCACCAGAACGCGTCTATCATGCTTAAATTAGGTGTGCCAGATAAGTATGCCATGGAGCGTGGCGGCTGGAGTAGTAACCAGACGATGAAGAATATCTATCAGCATACAATGACGAACGAGCGCGAGACGATCGACAGCCGGATGAATGATTACTTTGAGTCGCTGACAAAATAATTGCCTCGATTTGTGTCATAATTCGTGTCATATGGCCATCTCAGAGATGTGACACGCACTGCAAATATCAGTATAAATAGCTCAACTGAGAGACTAACGGAATACCGTGTACCCGTTGATACGAGCCAGAAACGACAAAAGCGCCGGCCAACTTGTGACCAGCGCCTTGGCAGGGGAAGAAGGTTTCGAACTGTCAAGTATTAAGCCAAAATATCAGTAAATACGGGCTGTAGGAGTAACCCGTGTCATATTTCGTGTCATATGTTTCTCACTTCGCCGCTCCTCATTACCTTCCAGAGCGAAAAAGAAGGTGCCGTGTAAAAACCGCGACACCTTCCATAGAAATATCACTTCATTTCAAATTTAGGCAGTCATATACGGCTTTTCATCAAGGGATTTGCAAATAAATTTCACAGAAGAGGGATGCTCATTTGGCATAGAATCCGTCAGACAATAGAACACAAATAAATATTTCGGCTGGTCTGTTTCATATCCTGCATAAATTAAATTATACACCGCAAAAAAAGTACCAACCTGCACCTCCTGCATCTGATATAAAAACATAGGAGTTCCGGGACAAGTATCCAATATTTCCTGTGCCGTCATGTCGAGCGAGACTTTACCAGTACTCACATCATAATTAACTCCAAGCCAGACTACCCTACCACCAGAAGGCAGCTTGTCAAGAGCCTCGCTTACAGTCTGTATGCCAGTAGTGTCACCACCAGCTGCTACGATCTTTTCTTTTAATTCTTTTACAATAGCACCCATAAAATATCATCCGCCAAGCAGTTTAGCCCATGTATTGGCTCCGACGATTCCATCCTGCGTCAGACCTTTCTTTTTCTGATAAGCCAGAACTCCAGCCTTCGTAGCCGGTCCAAAGCTACCGTCTGGCGTACCACATGCACATCCATAGCCATTCAGAAGGATCTGTAAGGCTTTAACCTCGTTGCCAGCAACACCCTTGCTAAGCGTATGCAGAGTAAGATTGACCTTATTACTACCGTTAGCAGAAGCAGTAGAAGCAAACAACTTTGCCCATGTATTGGCCCCAACAATACCATCTTTTGTTAAGCCTTTAGCTCCCTGATAAGCAATAACAGCAGATTTCGTCTTTGCTCCGAAAATGCCGTCCACGCTGCCACAAGAATAGCCATATCCATTCAGCAGGATCTGAAGTGACTTGATACCTTCGCCTCTCATGCCGGACGAGCAGACATAAATAACTTTTGTAACAGCTGTTCCGTACTGAGACACAGATGTCGTAGAAGATGATGAGGTAGATGTGGATGTAGACGTACTAGACGATGCAGCATAATTCGGCCGAATCCATCCGTAAATATAAGAACTCGTCAACAGGTAAGAGCGCTTACGACACATATTGCCTGAGTTGCCCTCAATGGTGTAGACATAGGTCTTATCGCAAGCGTAGACCATGCCCGTATGGCTGCGGGACTTGCAGTTGTCAGTAAAGACAATAATATCACCGGCCTTAGGATAATAGGTCGTTCTATAACCCTTACCTAAAGTCCAACGCTGATAGTGGCCCCAGTACTTTGCAGAAGCAGGCGCTGCATCCCATACCTGAGCGCAGTTGACATACGGCCAGACGCCATACATAATGGCTTTTGCGTCAGAAGAACTCCTGCCGCACGCATCATAAATCGCGAGACTCACCTGAGCAGCACACCAAGCCTGCCCCTGAGTTCCGCACAAATATCCAGCAAACGTATAATTAGCGCTTCCCTTATTCTTTGTATAAGCACTCTTATCGCGAGTCGTAGCATAAGAACTGGAGGCCTTTTCGTAATAACCAACCCAATTCTCCATTGCCGCAACTGCCTGAGCAGCTGTACATTTAGACATTTAAATACCTCCAATGCATAATAGATTAACCAGAAATTGTAGCTCTGATTTCCGAGGTTTCATTCTCAATTGTGACAGCATATGTGGTTACAGACAGGTTTACTTTTACTGTTGCACCAACTCTTTCATGGTAAAATGTCATATCGCTTACACCAATAGCTGTTATAGCAAGAACATCAGTCATATTAGTAAATCGACATTCAACTGGAGGCAGAGGCGTTGCAATAGACCCATCTTCTTCGGCATAAGCATTGACAAGATAAGGAACTTTACCATCAAGCCACGCAGTATTAAGTTCATCATATGTTTTATCGCAGGTGAGTTCAGCACCTTGATGAGTAAAAGTTACAACAAAAGCCCATTCAGGAAGTCCACCACCCGCAGGCAGCTTGTCAAGAGCCTCGGAGACAGTCTGCACACCAGTAGTGTCGCCACCGGCTGCTACGATCTTTTCTTTTAATTCTTTAACAATAGCACCCATAAAATATCACTCCCCCGAACTATCGTCTTTCTGAATATTCATCAGAGCAGACAGGCCAGTACTCACAGCAAGCACAATAACCGCCTGCCACTCGATCTGATCGACATGACCATAAACAGCAGCAATAGCCGCAGCGACAACGCCGATCGCAGCCTGGAAAAACGTACGAAGAGCTCTGTAAAGAGACTCAGGAATTTTGTCTTTCATAAAATATCACTCCCTCTCACCTTCACTGTCGAAGTACAATATATTCGTCTAAATTGTCAAAGTACGTGGTAAGCTCGCGGCCACGATCTTTTCTTTTAATTCTTTAACAATAGCACCTATACAATATCACTCCATATGATGGATTTGATCTATAGATTAAATCTCATGAGTATAACTTGGGATACTCACTCGGAGTTAAACTTACATAGCAAGTGTTGCTTGTAGTGTAAATTCTCATATCATTTTCGCTTCTAACGACAGGTTCACTATAAACAGTTTCATCATATTCCTCGCCTTCTTCTACCCATGTGACAAGAACAACTGTTCCTGACTTAAGTGCGTTGATGATTTCTCTCAGTGTTTTATCAAGGGTTGCATCCTCGTCACGATGTAGGACCATCACATTAGATCCGCCACCAGAGCCACCCGCAGGCAGCTTATCGAGAGCCTCGGAGACAGTCTGCACACCAGTAGTATCGCCACCTGCTGCTACGATCTTTTCTTTTAATTCTTTGACAATAGCACCCATAATTATGCACCCTCCGTTCTGTGGTATAGGTTATGAATATCATTACGAATAACGGCTATGTCTGTCCCGATCTCAGCAAATCGTTCAGCATAGCCGTTGTGCTTATCAACTTTTGCTTCTAAAGAGTTCAGACGATCTTCAATTCGGGCGTCCCGAACCGCGTCGTCGATCTTCTTCCGTTTGATTTGATTGCGCGATATAAGCCACTGGCCAAATACCGCACATAGCCCTGTGATTAAGGCCACAATTACGGCATCACTCATTATTAATTCCCCCGAACGTTGTTAATATTAAGTTGTTTCTTAAGCGTTTTGTTACTATTCTTCAGGGCTAATCTCCGGGAAGCCGCCGAAGCACTCAGCCGCCATCTGCCGCCCGTCAGCTCTGGTAAGCGTGACCGTCCACATTGCGCGGGTGTCGGACGCCAGAAACGCCGACATCTGAGCGCAGTAGTCGGACTTTGCGACCCGGAACGCCTTATCCGCATCCCCGTCCGGGTTCTCTGCCGTGGCGTTGTAGTTGCGGCTGTCGAACGTCTTGGGATAGCCGGACACGGTGCTGAACACGCCCTCCGGGTGCGCTTCGGATGTTACCACCTGCGCGGCGTTGACGATGTAGATGTTTCTCATGGTTTGTACCTCCGTTAGTTATTATTAGTATTCGTAATAGCAATTAGCTTCCGTATTTACCCATATACGATTGTCCCGGTTCCGTTTATGTTCCCGAAAAAATTACCAGACACGGTATCATAAAGACCGGCTTCTCCATCTGCTGTTTTGTAACACGGGATAAAGTTCCTCAACAATGTACCATTACTGTTGTCGGTCATCGTCATGCCATAAATCCGCAGAGCGGCGTTTGGAGTGAATACTTTTACCGTTGTGTTTCCTCCGGTGCAGTCGAAGCCGCTGTTTGTGGCTTTGACCGTATTATCATATATAACTTGCCCGCCCTCGTTATTATAGATAATAGTATGCCTATTTTTATTTATCGCTTGCTGTGCACTTCTGGCAGTAGAAGAATGCAAGTACCAAGCAAGATAAGCTGTACTCTGTTTGTATAGAACACGATAACGTTGCCCGCTTTCATCTTTACCAACCGCAAGAAATGCGGGAGAGTTATATTCGTCGAATTTGTAGTCTATAACCGTGCAAGTATTCGCAGGAACAATGCCCGTGTCAATCTGCGTTTCTTCTCCTATTACATTGGCAATATATTCAACTTGGATATAACCGGGCGGCAACCCCCCGCTAGCCGCCTGCACCATCATCGCTCTGCGTCTGAGTAGGCTCACCATGCCAACCACACTCCGTAACCGTTGAGAATGTCGCACTCATACCGTGTGTTTGCCTCCGGGACGAACGAGCCGCCAGGCCACGTTACGCCCGTGATAGTGACCGTTGCCGGGGTCGAACCGCTCTCAAAATCAAAGTGATATTGTGCAAGCTGCCCGCTTGCCGCCGCATTAAGAGTCAGCGATAGAGACGAAACAGACCCGGTGAAGTGGTATATCGTCCCTGCATCAAGAGCTTGACTTACAGCCCCTGAAGTTGAAATTGTGACTTCCGTAACGCTCGACGACCCACCACCACTACTATTCAGTGTAAGCACTCCGCCACTGTAGGATGAGGTCATGTTCGTTCCAGCAACAATTCGCGTATAGTTCTCTCGGACAATTACAGACCATTTACCAGAGGATGTTAACTTGTAGACATATACTTGGTCGCCCTGCTGTGTTACATTATGACTGCTGACACTACGATAATATTGGAATTCAACCTCTGTCGGAGATTCAGCATTGTTGACATACGCCATGAATGCCATTCGAGTTTGACTACCACTTGCCGGGTTACTAGCAGATGAAGCTCGACAGTAAACTACGTGTTTTGCTGTATATGCCGTAATAAAATCTGACCATGTACTTTTTCCATAAGCAAGAATAGTCATACCGGACATAAAATTACTATCATTCTCCAGATCACTGGTCTTTGTTGGAATAGCCGTCGTGTCCGGGAGAGCACCAATATCAGTCGCATCGAGCGTAACATCTCCAGTCTGTCCGTTAACTGATGTAACCGGCGCTGTATATGTTCCTGTGACCGGTGCACCGCTCCTATCATGGGCTGTCGTACCGGCTAAAAGTGTATTAGGCGTTACGGTATCCTCCGTTAAATCTATAAGAGTGTCGCCGTCATAGACGATCTTATTTTTATACGGATTTTCTGCCATGACGGCATACCTCCTTATGCAATTGTAACCGTTACTCCACCGGCAGCATTATCGGTCTCAGTATACGGAATTGCGTTAACAACCACCTGAGCAATATAGTTATAGCCGGTGCCAGGAGTTCTAGTCTGCTGAGACGTAGTAGGTGTCATGACAACATTCTCAGCAGTAACATCCTCGGTGCCAGACATGCTACCTTCAACACCAAGAATGGTAATACCCTGACGAATATTGGTTGCAATAATCTTGGCCTGTTCTGCTGACGCGATACTAACTTTACCAGAACCATCATGATAACCCTGCTGAATTGTATATTCCTGAGCCTTAGTCGTGATCGTTCCAGTTACAGCACCACGGTTCGGCATAGAACCAGTAATCTTGTTACCATTAACGTAGGCAGTCTTAGTGGCTAATATTTCTGCAGCTACAGCAGTAGCATCAGAAGTATCAGCGTCATAAGTATTTGTACCGGTAATTGGAGCACCGCTCTTATCATGAGCAGTTTTACCAGAGGCAAGGTCGGAGGCCGTAATTGTATCGCCGGTTAAATCGATCAGAACGTCGCCGCCATAAATTACTTTGTTTCTGTATTGGTTGGCCATAATGACCCTCCTTTATCCTATTATGACGGTATAGCCGCCAGACTCGTTCGATGTTTCATAGTAAGGGATAGGAAGGACAACTACGTCATCCTCCATCTTTTTTTGATTTGTTTGGAGAATCGTTTCTGTTGCGACGAGCGGAGTTATCTCATAAGAGCCGTCATAGGCCGGAATATCCACTTCGGTTGTCGGAAGGATAACAACATCTCCACTAATAATCGGGTATAAATCTACCGGCTCAAGATAACCTTCAAGAGCCGGTAGTTCATTAGTTATTAAACCCTCTAGAACACCATCCAGAGGTTCAAGTTCTCCGATGAGCCGCTCCACATTAATGCACCTCCGGAGTCAGTATGAAATCCTGAGTGGTGATAAATGTATCGACGGTACCATCAGCAAAAGTGATCTCGACATCGTATACAAATGTATCAAAGTCAAGAGGCTTCGTGTCTTCCGGATCAAGCTGAAGAATACAAGTATTGATCGGAATGTTTTTAAGAATAAGCGGTTCGGGATCCTTATACTGTTTGCCACTTTTCATAGTTACATGCTTAACGGCAAACCGTATGGTATCCCCTTCTTCAGGCGTATACTCTTCTCTATCTACAATTTCCCCATGCTCATCATAAATGGGTTTGTATGGAGTGACACGACACCGCAGAGTATCGCCCCGTGTCATTTTAATCTTATTATCTTTAATTTCAACGGACATCGTTTCAACTCCCTGTTCCAGAATAAGCTGTATCCTGTACTTGAAGGATAAAGCTTAAGGTTTCAATATGGGCCTCTTCCCCTTCGCTGATTATAAGACCACAATATACAGAGCCGGCTTCAGAAGTCATCTCTGCTGTGGTTTTAAATGCAATAGTCATTTTATTAATCAGTATGAAATCTTCGTCGAACACGAAGCTCTCGTTAGACGGTTTGACGCCTTGTATTTTAAAATTATACTCAGATGAAATATCAAACGGTTTATTGCCGTCGATCAACGTTAGACAAATGACTCTGCCAACATCGCCCTGAGTAACATGTGCTACCGGGGGAACTTCGTTAGGAATAAGATTCAGAATAATTCTTTGTTCAGTTAACATTGAACTCCCCCTATTTTGATTATTTACATCTCAACTTTAATGTCTTTCTTGTATCCGCTAAGCGTAATGATCTGCTTTGCATGGCTGTTGGGATTCAGCATCTTCTGAGCTGCGTATCCGCCATAATTCATCCAGCTGCAAGTAGAAATCACTTTAAAAGGAACTACCTTAACCGTATTATGGTGCGAATCGATCTTGATCTTCGACGGCTGAGTGATAAACGGCTTATGAGTATGACCGGAGATAAACGCATCACAGCCGTCCATGACATAGCCGTAACGCTCTGTACGATTGACAGCACTTCCCGTGAGAAGCCCAGTGCCAACTCCATGTGTCACCACAAGCACATAAGACGGCGTTTTATCGCTTGTCGCCTTCGTTCCTTTTTCGGTGTATTTATTACCGATCTGGATCTTGACAAACGCGACATTTTCTCTATAGAGGTGCTCTAAATCAAGTTTGGTCATTATGTCATAGGTAGGGTCATCGTCCACATCCTTGGTCGAACGGCGTTCATGGTTGCCTGTCACAGCACATAAGATCCGGTCTTTGATCGGGGTAAGCATTTCCACCATGATCTTCTTCTGTTCCCTCGGACGCATCGTTTCATCAAAGACGTTAGATACAGATGTCCGAGTTGCATTATTGATTAGGTCTCCACCGAGCGTAATATACGCATTAGGCTCATTCATAAGATCGATACAAAACTGCGACCATTGGCGTTCCATGTGTTCAAGAGCACCGAGATGTACATCAGAAATAGGATAGATCTTAATATCGTTGTTTGTGTCGAACTTATGGACTATCATCTCAAAATCGTTAAGCAGATGATCGCCCCCTTTTCATTATTTTCAGGCATGACCCTTCTAGGGTGATAGGTTACAAATCTATTCCTTGAAGTTTGCTGTGAGGGCCACAAGTTAAAATATCAGAACTAATCAAATTGGTTGTCTCGCATGGTAAAAGAGAAAAGAAGGAGATTAGTTCTGGTATTGACTTAATAACTAGAATGATAATTTAAAGTGTCCGTTATACCAGTTCCCAACCGTAAACATCGGGTGCATATGTGTTGTAGTCCATCGTGCTGACATACACCGGGTCAGCCTTTGTCGGATAGTGGACTTTATCACCGATGCGGTATGCGTCCTGCGCCCCTGTCGGCTGTTTCCATACGGGGATTTCGCCCGGTTTCGCAACCTCCGTCCATAGTGCCGGGGTATCGGGAGGAATCCAGTCGGACTGAGACGTATGCGCCTGTTCGCATCGGTACAGCTTGTCCCAGTACCGCACCCGGATGCCGAGGTCGTATGCCGTATCAACCGCCCACGCCGGGAAAAGTTCGACCGCTTCCAGAGCGTCCTCGTCCGGGAGGCTGACCGCCGCTTTTTCGATGTACGGTCTGAGCCGTCTTGCTTTTTCCTGCGGTTTCATTCCGCACCTCCCGTCAGTATGTCGTATGCCTCGGCTTTGTCGGCAAGGTCGGATTCATCGGGCGGTATCACATCGCCCTCCGTGTACGTTCTGCCAAACTCTGCCGGGTCACAGGCTTCGGTGTACTCTCCATACGGTTCGCCGCCGACAACATACCGCCCAGCATCGGAGTGTGTACGGATGAAGTCAATGCCTTCAACGGTAAAATGCTCTTGTACGATTGCCATTTCCGCGTCCTCCTTATGTGATTGGCGTTCCGTCTGCATAGGCGTTTTCGTACTGGCTTCCCTCAATCGCCTGTATGTTGTTGTTTGCATAGCCGAGGATGGTAGACCAGTTCGACGCAGCCTGATACGAGGAAATAAGCGCAGACGGGACGTAGAGTGTGCCGCCAGATTTTCCAGATGCAAACGGTGAATTTCCAAACGCATTAAGATTACGGAGAGACTCAACGCTATTACTACGAATTACCAACGTTTTCAAAACTGAACACCCATTAAACGTGTTATTTTGAATTTGGCCTTGATTTATGTCTACTGCCGCTAATTTAGAGCAACCCCTAAAAATCCCATATCCGCCAGTCGATGCAGAATTTGGTATAACTACGGTTAGTAGATTTGAGCAAGCATCCCAACAATAGGCGGGAATAACTGAAAGACTAGACAAGAACACCTTTTCAAGGCTTGTCATTGTTCCGAACGATGCTTGTACTAGGTCTGTCAAAATCGGGAATTGAGCGTCCGTTAATTCCTCAACACCTGATACTATGAAAGCCTCAGTCCAAACCTTAGTCACTTTCGGAAAGCTCAAACCTTTGAGATTTGGACAACTCCGAAATGCATAGGCTAATATCTCCGTGGCTTCAGGCGCTGTAACGGATGTTATTGGTTTTCTTGCAAAAGCATATTCGGCTATGCTTGTGACGGTATTCCCTAGTGTTATTGCCCCGCTCGGCTCTGTGTTGGTCGCAATATCATCTACCGATATACCGCCGCCCCCGCTCGGAATCGCCTGAACCGCAGAGACAAACCCCGCCGGGAACGCAAGGTCAGAGGAGGTGCCGCCTTTGGTGCGGATCGCATTGGCAACGGAGGTGAGGTCAGCGTCAAGCTGTGCCGAATCGACAAGTTTATCAACTGCCATCAGTAGCTACCTCCTTGCCATGTCTGCATCGTCACGGGAGTAACAATTCCGTCACTCCCCACAACAAGAAATTTTCCTGTGTTTGCTGTGCCTTGATTTGACGCAACCGAACCCACATCTACGGCATTCAGTACTACATTGCCTGTCTGACCATTAACTGAATTGACGGCACCACCGCCTCCACCAGACTCATCAGCCCACTCGGTATCAAGATCGTTATTGCTTCGTTTCTTAAGAACCTGATCTGTTGTACCGCCGGGAGGCACTCCAGTACCGTGCTGTGCAATGTATTCACCAATAGCGATGTCTAGCAGATCTCGAAAATCATCACTGTTGACGATAGTATCAAGGTCTAAAGAGCTTTTATGCACCTGCATAATAAAATTGATGGTCTCGATATGCTCGTCGCCATCAAATATCAGTATGCCGCATCTGCACTCACCGGCGATGGATGTCATTGTGCCGGTAGTGGTAAATATCAGTGTACGCGTATCAACCATAGAGACTGCTTCAGTATCTATAAAACCTGTCTTATTAGCACGCGTACCACGAAGTTCATAAGTATAACTCGAGGATAAGGAAAATGAAGCACTAGTACGGCTCGAAAGTGTTATTTTTATCTCCCGAGCCGTATCATACTGTGTAACGTTAATTACAGGAGGTACTCCACCCGGTGTAACGTCAAGAGATATTTCCTGTCCAAACATTAAAGCTCACCTCGCATTAATAGGTGGACATACCATAAATAGCTACAGGAACTGCCCATTTCGTGGCGGTCGTTGTATTGTATTCCGAACCAACCGATGTACCATCGCCGAACACAATTTGGCCGGTACTTCGATTAATTATAACGTTTCTGAATGTTATATCTACTCTACTGTCATAAGAGCCAACAACGGCCGGTCTACAAGCTGTCGATGTACCAGCAGGAGCGTGAAGTATTGTTCCGTTTCTACCATCCCATCCATCGCTCCCAGAAGTTCTTCTTATCTCAATGTAGAAAGTATCATAGAAACATACCGCCGGGCAATTAACCGTCTGTGCAGAAAATCCCTGTGCAGGACTCGGATTAGTCCATAGGGTTGTCATTGACCGTCCAGAAGAAACGTTACGAGCAACAACACCAAGACTCGTTCCGGTGTTTAAAATTGCTAAGACGGCCTCTGCCATACTTCCGGTAAGATTAATATCGAGATTTGTTAATCCGCCAATAACAGAAGCCACACTACTACCCTGAAGAGTTCTTAGCGTTACCTGAGAAAATTCTCCCTCTTCCGACGCCGCAGTTGTGTCAACCGTAGCAATAATCGAAGTATAGGCTACAGAACTTGTTCCAGTTTGAATATTAAGGGTTGTTTGCGGAATATAAAATACTCGTCCTCGTATAATGGCGTATCCTTCTGTAATGGTTACAGAGTTGCTAGATACAGTAATATCACAACCGGTCAGTATACCATCGCTAAGGGATGCGTTGCCAAAAGCACCTAAACCCTTAGCTGTTAAATATTGGTTTTCAAAAAATATACCCTCAATCGGCATTATTTCACGCTCCTTACTTTATCCGTCAGAGTCGTTTTCAGAGACCCAGACTTATAATGGTATAGTCCGTCCGAAGACTTTGTGGCTTTGTATGTTACTTTGCCGAAATGAGTTGATCCGTCTGGGAGTCTAAATCGGACGTTGTCTCCCACGAATAGTTCTCGATCAGAAGCCCATTCTATTTTGTAGCTATCAATCGTATCTTTAAATTCCTCTTGTGCTTCATCTATAGGAATATTATCTTCCCCAATGGAAATCACCGACCAATCGCCTTCTACTCTTGGCGTTGGGGGTGTAAGAACAACCTCTCCAGCATCATTAAGATAGAAGTCCGTTTGAGTAGTCGTCTCTTCTATCTTCTGAAGAACTGTGACCTTCGATATTGCTCCGTCGCCAAAATTCGCACCCTCGTAAATCGTATGGCCATCATTAAAAACAACGGTCCAAGCGTTGGCCGATCTTGGACGAATTGTTATTGAGATCCCATCTTTTGAAGCATAGATATCGAAAAAGATTTCATCAATTTTAATAGTATCTTCGATATAGTCACGGAGAGAGTAAATATCATTCTCTTCATCAGCCGGGGCTTTAAACGCCGTTTCGGTATCCATGTTGGTTATTGAAATGTACGGATAAGCGTAAAACAGATCCGGTTGGTTAATATACTCATTCTCAATAACTGACGCAATGAAAGCGCCCTTAGAGCTATATGTTGCATTATGCCAAATATGGTCTCTGGCAAATAATCGCCAGACTGGCTCGAGTGTAACTTTAGTTGTTGTCTCTTCCTGAGAAGTACCTTTTACAAGCCAAATATTACCATCGATTAAAGCCCAGTCATTAATACCAACCCCGGAGGCTCCATTTAGGGGAACTGTTATCTGAGAAGTTGTATCGTCCGTTGCGTCATAAACGAGAGGATCACTGGAAAGTAATTCGCACTGTCCTTTAACTAGGAATGTAAGACGGTCTTTAAAAAATATCACAACGCGTCACACCCCTCTGTAGTAGTTCACAATATTTATAGTCACAAGTCCAGTAATCTGACTCATAGACGATAACTCTACAACGCAAGGTTCGCCTACTGGTATCCTTGGGTAGACCTCAGAATTTAAATCATCAATGGAATTTAATAGGTCGGTAATGCCGTATACTCCCTGTTTCATAATATAGGAATTATCGTAATCTGAAGAATATAAAAGCACTTCTCCGGCATCGATTATAGTATTAACTGTTGTACAGGAACCATAGACTTTTCCTGAATCATATCCGTAAATACGAATTGAAGGGTTAATAAGCCCGCCGGCATACGAAAGAATAAATCCCGCATCTCTATGGCCGGTAGCATACACTATAGTAGACACTCTAAAACGGTTATCGCCTTTAAGTCTCCCTATCGTTCCACTGATTTCGTGCTCATCTTCATTTGACTCACTTGAATCGCTTTCAACAGCGCCTTTAAGACCGTCTATCGTTCTACTGATTTCAGACTTGTCTTCTTTATCGGCTTTAAGTTTCACTATTGTTTCACTGATTTCTTGCTCGTCTTCTTTATCGCCTTTAAATCCCCCTATCGTTCTACTGATTTCAGACTTGTCTTCACTTGACGAACGTGAATCGCTTTCATCATCGCCCTCACTATCGCTATCACTAGGCGGGCCAACGAGAGACTGATTTACAATAAACGGATTAGCCACTGCACCAGCTTCTCCCTCAATCCTATACTCAGTCTTCGTAAACCACGGTGTAAGACCATACATAGCGATAGGAGCTTTCAGACACTGCTGAGTTGTGAGCTCAGTCTTTGTCAGATAACTAAGTTTGATCTTACGTCTGTACCGGGTCGGAGTAGGACTGTAGACGAGGTATAGAGTTTGAGCCAAAGATACCCAATCAACAAAGCGCCGATACATCATATACGGATCTATCGGGTCGATAAAGTAAAGATCCCCAGCGATAGTCTGCTGAGGATCTTTGTCTTCTTCTACCGAAGAAAAGAAACCATATGAGAAGTTGGTGAAGGTCGAGTTGTTGTTAACGCCAAGACCTGTCGGATCAACAAACCATATGCCCCTTTCTCCGTTAAGGGGGATCGAGTCTCCTGTCTCGTTTTCAAGCCAGAATTTTCTAAGGATTACATCGCTCATACTCTAGCCCCCAATTCAGTATTAATGCGGTTAACAAAGTAGTCAACCATGCCTTCATCCATACGCTGGACGTAGAAGTTGTTGGTGAGTTCGACTTTGCTGGTGGGTGTGGAAGATGCCTGCTCAGACGACCGATTAAGTGTCCTCGCTGCCAGATTCGCCATACCAGTACTGTAACCGATGGATCCGGAATTCAGCATCTCACCAATACGAGTTGCCCCATTTTGAACGTTCGAAAGATCGAGTACCGGCGTGATGGTCATGCTAGCATCAAAGTCGCCATTAATAGCATCAATAATGCGAGTGACCACAGTCTTGATACCATTGAGAGCGTTGGACGAAGCAGACTCTACAGCGTCATCAATAATGTTGGAATTCTTTTCGACACCGAGCCCAAAGCCTTGATCGAAGAACTTACCATATTCTTCTGTAGCTTTGGAGGGAGAATGCGAATTCAGAGTTGTAGCGAGGGTGTTAAGAGCAGAATTAGCCATCGTGTTAACTTTAGAAGTAACAAGATAGCTATACGCCGAAACACCATTTGCTAAACCAGCATCAAAGTAATAGCCATACCAATAGGCTCTATAGCCAAGATTCTTAAGCGTGGCTATCGCAGAATTGGCAAGCTTAAGTGTCGCCGCAGTGACTAACCAGGACCAGTTGTTAATACCAAGAGCGAGGCCTTCGTCGAAGTAAGCACCAGACTGTTCTGTAATAGTAGAAGGGCTATGTTCACCAAGCGTGGTATTGAGTGTGGTGATACTATCAATACCAAGGCCTTCAATAGAAGACATTACACTATCAGCACTAGAATCAACTCCGCCACCGAATCCGAGACCAAAGTTTAAACCGCTGTCTCCGGACAGGTCTGTTAAGCCGTTTAAAGACTCAGCCCCACCTTCTACAGCGCCGGACAATTCACCGAACGCAGAAGTCATATCTATAGCACCTGCACTTGCTGCATCAGAAACCGCTGTAGTTTCCTGAGTAATTTCATCAGCAGAAACAGGAAGGGTTATTTTACCAGAACCCTCATAGTGACCCGGTTCAGGAGTCATTGCCTCGTCAACGGCGGTCATTGCTTCATCAACAGATGCGGCAGATCCTTTTAACTCAGCTGCGTTCTTATCGACATTAGCTTGAAGATCACCAAGAACTTCGTCGACGTCATTTCCTACATTTTCGGCTAATTGATCAACACCATTTTTAACTCCGTCCCACCACTGAGTAAGTTTTCCAGTAGGATCGAGTTCGAGAACCCATCCAAACGTGCTGTCTACGAGTCCGATAAGAACTTCAGCCACAACAAGAAGAATTGTTCGAACCAACGAAGTAATAAGTTGACGAATCATCGGCAGATTATCAAGTATTCCCTTCACCACAGACGCAATCAGCATCAATGCCATCGAAACGATCGTCGAAGCTAACGGACCGATTTTCTCACCAAGCCAAATTACAAGAGCTGCAAGAATAGCCCCGACGGCGCCAAGAATAATACCTAAAGTAGGACCGCTGCTAAGTGCTTGTGCAAGGGACGTAATAACACTTACCATGGTCTCAACCATTTTAACTTTATGCGCAATTATCACAGCTAAAATAGCAGCAATTAGCAACGCAATAAACTGTACTATCGACTGCCCCTGAGACATTAAGACATCGAAGAAGCCAACAATGCCTTCAGCAAGATTGGTGCCTGCTGCTTTAGCGTCAACGGACGAATCAGAAAGAATCTGAAGAGCTTTAGCAAATGCAAGCGCACCAACACCGGCAAGAGCAAGGCCAGCGCCAAGAAGTGTTACTGCAGCGCCTATAGCGAGCATACCAATGGCAATCTGAGGAAATGTTCCAGCAACAAAACCAAGTGCCCCAAAAGCAACTACAACGAGCGCAATTGCCCCAGCAGCCTTCATCATATCGCCGAATTTCTGACCAGAAAGTACCTTTAACGCAGCGGCGACGGCAACGACTCCGACGGCCATGGTTAAAAGTGAGAATATGACCATTTTAGGATTCTTTACTTTATTGACCGCAACGCTCATTAATAAGAACGCACCAGCCATGGCGATTAACATTACCGACACAGCTCCGACGGCGCTCCACATTGCACCAAGGTTAAATGCTGCGACTGCGGTTAAGACCACAAGGACCGGAATTAATAGGTCTAATGCCAACGCCATTAAAATGAACTGCCCACCGATTCCCTTTGTTTCAGCCACTTTATTACTCAAAACACCAAGAGCAACAGCCAATGTTCCAATAAGGAATATCAACGAAAATGTTGCATTCCATAGTGCTCCTCCGCCTTGTATCGTAGCAAGAAGTGTCATCACAGTTACTACCGGAATAAGCAAATCAAGGGCAAAGGCTATTCCAATAAAGCTCTTAGCCATACCGCCGGCATTTTCCATTTTTCCCGATAGTCTGGACATTAAGACAATAATGGCGGCCATGCCAACAACTACACCAGCCAAAGCAAGTAAACCTTGTTTTAACTTCTCCTGTGGCATAAACCCAAAGACTGCAACCGCAGCAACTAAGCTAAACACTGCAGCAGCAAAAGCCGCAAGAGTAATACCAAGCTTAGGAACTGCTACTTTTAACTTGTTAATACTAACTAGAGATCCTTCGACAGTATCACCCAGGCTATTAATTTTACCCCAAAAGACGCCTATAACTGCCGCTAAACCAGCAAGAGCGCCAATCAAAGGAATTAATGCACCAACAACTTGTACAAGTTTTCCTTCTGGGATAAGAGATAAGCCAATTAAAGCGAGAGCAAATATCCCGATAGCGGCAGCAATTTTTAATAACGCATTAGCCTTAAGATCCATGCTGTAGCTAACAAGAACCTGCTTTACGCCGCCTAAAATGCCAGCTATTTTACCGGGAACCGCAGCAGTGCCTGCAAACAAATCACCAAGTCCGCCTAAAAGATTAGCAAATCCAAAACCGATGGAAGTACCTGTCGCAACAGCAAGACCTTTAATAATAGTTGAAAAGACGCCACCCCAATCTGTCTCTTTGGCTTTTTCAACTACGCCGTCAATAAGACTGGATAACCAGCCTTTACCTGTTTCTTTTAATTCGTCATTTGTAAATAGATTCTGGAAGAACTGAGATACAACGTCTGCTGCTGAAGAAGCAAAGTCACCGACACTCGAAAAGTCAAGACTTTCAAAGAACGCTTTAACCTGGGGCCAGCCGTTCTGAATAATCTCGATCATATTTACTATGCCAGTTGCAATTTTGTCTATCCAACCAACAGCATCATCAAAAGACGGCAACTGAATTGTGGATGTGGAAATCCGATCAAAGAATCCGCTTAACTTATCAAGCGCATCTGTCTTAATCCCAGAAATCCAATCTTTAAACTGTTGCCAATATCCAAGTAGTTTCTTAACCGACTCAGACTGACGAGCGTATCCCATAAGGTTTCTAAGCCAGATCTGAATCTTCACAATGTTCTTCTCAAGAGTATTATTCTCTTTTAGTTTCTGAACGAACGCCGTAAACAAATCGGCAAATGGCGCTAAAAATGCTAAAGCTTTCTTAATAATACCAATGCCAAGTTTTAAAGCCGGAAATGCTAAGTACTTAGCACCAAGCTTAGCAATCTCTATAAGTAAAGATAACGCTGAACCAAAACCACCAATAACAGACGCTAAATTATCTGCATCAGTAGCAACTTTCTCTTCCTCTTCAGCGACCGTTTCTAGTTCTTCAGCGGCATCTGTCAACTCTGTTATAGCTTCTGCTGCCTCTTCATACTGAGACGGATCGATGGTGTAAGCAGGAGCAACCCCAACAGATTCATTTACAGCATTTTGAACAAGCTCATAAACATAACCAGCTTCTTCTAATGCTTTCTTACGATCGTCACCATTACCCCACGTTCCGGCCCAAACCTGATCGACCAGGCTGGATAATGCCTCTGTGGTTTTTGTATAAGCATTTACGATTGACTCTGAGTTCGAAATGATAGGCTCGGCTACACTCTCAACAGTTTCTTCGACCTCGGTAAAAGCGGCCTTAAATTTTTCAGAAAAATTATAAAATTTTACTGTTAACTCTTCTAACTTTTCTGACGTTAATCCCGGAAAAATTTCAGACCAAACGTTTCCAATTTTTTCGCCAATACCTTTAAGGCCTTCCCAAATATTATTTACTGCTGACCAAAATTTTTTATATCCTCCAACTTCGCTTTCATGCCATCGCTTAAGCATTGAGTTTCTAGCCGCACCGCCGCCAGCAAATACTTCCCACATTTCATTTGCAAGTTTCGTCCAAAGTTTTTTTGCTTCCGTATAATTACCAAATATCAACTCAAAAGTATTCATCCAGCCGGTACTGACTGCATCTTTGGTTGCGTTTATTGCCTCTTCAAATGTCTTAGCTTCTTGCGCTGCTTTAAAAGCTCTTCTACCAAGATCAAATTCTTCTGATGAAAGGCGCTTTAATTTTTCTTCAAGAACTGATGCTTCTAAACCTGTTATCTTAGTTGCTTCCGCAAAATCCAAAGTTCCATTCTTATAATCTTCAACATATTGTAAAATATCAGAAGTCGTCATGACTTCGTATTCGCCATTAATTGTCTCATATAAAGAGTTTAACTCATTAGTGAAGCCACCATACTTATCCAAAGTCTTCATTAAGACTTCGCTGGTCAGCCACATATCCGAAAGATTCTGGTTAAACGATTTAACTGTAACTTCATGACCTTGCAGTGTAGTCCAAACGCCATCTGACTTCTTTTTAAGAGTGCCCATAGCTTCAGCAGTTGCAATTGCTGTCTCTTTAAATTCAACAGTAGCCATGTTGGCATTCTCAATCGACTTCCAGTCAATTAACTTAACACCGCCGGTCGAAAGAGCCTGGGATAAGTTGTACATCGCTCGACTGGCTTCTCCAGCATTAGCACCAGAAATAGCAGCCCACACAGCAATGCCTTGCATAGCAGTAACTGAGTTTTCAAGCGATTGGCCATTTGACGTAAACTTACCAATATTATTTGTCATATCGACAAAGTTATATGAAGTTTCATCTGTAAACCAGTTAAGCTTATCTAGTTGGGCATTAACGTCTTTCATCTGCTGCTCTGTGTCATTATAATCTTTTGCCGTTGCAGCCATGATTGTTTGAACCGCTTCTGTCTTCTCAGCGTATTTATCCCAACCGGCACCAATCTGCTCAATACTTAAACTTTTGACCAACCTGATAGCCTTAGCCTGAACATCGTATATAGCATCACCAATTCGTCTAAGAATCTGATCACCGATTGTTCCCATAATTGAGAACTTACTATTTATTGCTTCAATAGCATCGCCAAGGCCTGCAAAATCAAGCTTTCTTGTAGCCTGATCCAAGTCATTGAAATTATCGGCCGCGCCCTTAAGGTTAAGAGATTTTTTGAGTTTCTCTAAACTACTGATACTAGTGCTTACGCCGCTCTCAAACTCTTTGTTGTCAAATCGCATCTCTACGACACGATTATCAACAGTCGTGGACATAGGCCGATCACTCCCTTTTTAGGTAAAAATAAAAAGCCCTCCGAAGAGGGCTTAAAACATTGTTTGTACGTCCAGTTATTACCAGTGCTGAATTTCTCGCCAAACCTCTTCTGCTATTCGTTCAAATATAGGCTGAATTGCAGGGTTAATGTAATCTATACCTTCGACCCATCCGCCAGTTCCAGTTCCATGTCCCATTTGAATCCCAATGGCGACATTGAACCAGCCGTCTTTTTCATTGCTGTTTGTCCAATATATAGCACAATCATCAGCAGATTTACGTATTTCGTAAGACCATGAATCTGCTGTTAATCCAGAATCAACGGGCGTTGCCATAGCCAAAGCTTCAACGCCTTCTCTTCCATATTCCTCTAGACGATCCCATAAATCGGCTTTTTCTGCTTTTTTAAGAAATCGTTCAGTCTTTTTAAAATCGCCTTTTTGCCGAAAAGAGATCTTCATAGTATTATCCTCTACTGTTCATTTTAGCGCGTCTTGCAGCATTTAACGATCTATTCTGAGCCGCAATTTCTTTTTTACTCATTTTCTTTGTCGGTTGATTCTTAATACCGGCAACCTCTATTAGAGTCATAAGTCTGTTTAGATGCCAACGCTGACACTCAAATGGAATATTTAGCGCTGTCATCCAATAATAAATGAGTTCAGAAGTAATGACTTGCTTACGGCCTCTTTTCTGATCTTTAGTATTAATGGTGGTAGCGGTCATTGGATCACTGATATACGCCTCTATCGCCTTTATGTTGTCAAGCGATAGATGCTTATAAACATCATCTGAGATTTCCTTATTTGGATTCGAGATGGTCATACATTTTATGTAATACAGCATCTCTTCATCTGTTTTTGGCTTCTCATCAAGATACGGCTTGTGATACTTTGACTCCCATTTTGATATAGAAACGAGAGAGTGCTCCAAAGTTAATGGCGTCTCTCTCCCGTGAATAAACTTGTTGTTAACTGGATCCCAGTCTTCCCATTCAGGAACAACAATCTTAAGCATTTCCAGAATTAATAGGCATTACATTATTGAGTTCCTGCTCAATCGCCGACATATTCTCGTCGATGCTGCGCTGAGCATCTGCAGGAACAATAGCACGAACAAATTTGACAAGATTACTGACGTCACTAAGCATTTCCATATAAAGCGCGTCATATGCCATGGTTTCAACAAAGTCTTCACCCGCGCCAAACTGACGATTTCCGATTCTCTTAGAGAATCGTTCGCCATCTTCGGACTTAATACCATAAGACTGGATAACCAGATTGCGGAGGATTTCGCCCATACGTTCCTGAATTTCATCCTTTTCCGCATAAGTAAGCTCTTCGTCTGGATTCTCCATGCCCTTAATCCGTTCAACGATCTCCTGCATTTCATAAAGAGGAGAACGCTTCATCTCCATAAGTTCCGGACGAGTCATATTAAAATAAAAAGTTTTAGTCTTTTCTTTACCGTTAAAATCGGTGTAAGTAATCGGCCTCTTATACATTTGTTTCTCCTTTCATAATAAAAGCGGGCCCCACTAATTAGCAGGGCCCAGGATGTTAAAAATATCAGGCAGACGGGGCAGTCCAACCCATAGCGGTCAGAACCTGCTCGGGCGTCGGCAGAGTGGCAACAGCGGATTCGTCAGTATCGCCATACAGAGTGGTCTCAAGAGCAGTAAGAGCGGTCTTACCGGCAGCGTCAAGACGGGTGGTGTCGATCGTGATGCAAGAAGTAGGCTTGTAGCCAGTAACGGCCACAGGAACCGTATCGAACTCCCAGCTGAAGGTGATGGCGTCGGGAGAATCGTTGATGGTCTCATAACCGCGCTCGGACGGAGAAGCGGTCGCACCCCAGATGATATGCAGCTTATAACCAGCCTCGGTCGTAGCATCGTTACCGATCTCGGTACGATAGCAGAAGCCAAAGGAGCTACGAGCCTGCTGACCAATCCACACGCCATCAACAGGGACGCCGGAGCCATCGCACTCAGCCCATTCATCAGGATAAGTGTAGGCCTCGATGGTACCGCCGAAAGTCTCAGCAGAACGCATAGAAGCATACTTAATGTTATCGGCCCAAATATCAGTGGCCTCAGCACCCTCGGGGCTCTCGGTAACAGCAGTCAGGCCATTCCAAGCAACGCCAGTCTTATAGGTGCCGTTAGCATTCTTCACATAGAGAACGCCCTTCGATACGCCATTTTCATAGAAATGCTCGCCAGAAGCATCCCAAACAAGCTTAGGCATAGAAGTTTCCTCCTTAATAGAATAAATCGTAATGATAGTGATTTAGGTCATCCGCCTTATAATGGCGATTGAACTTACACATTTGAAAATGACTCTCTGTTTCATCAACAAGAGGGTCATCTGGATTTTTGGTTATATAGGTCAATGAGTATTTGTGGACTCGCCTATACATTAAATTGTCAGCTCGGATTGTATCCGACGGATCTCGTGAATATACGTAGCATGGATACTTCAACTTTAATGACGGAGAAGGCTGAAAATAACAATCACTAGTTCCGAGCAATGTTTTCAGCTCATCATGCAGATCAGTCCTGCGGCCCATTGTATACGCCTCCCAACGTCAAAACGAGTCTAGGATACTCGACGTCAACGCTTTTCACGTCCCATCGAGTACCCAGCCACTCTACGTATTTAATATAGGGAAAGTGTTCAATGGCATAGGGATCTGCAAGAATGCTGATACGATGCTGCACAACTATGTTGTCATTGAGATGTTCTGTATCCTGCCAACGAGTGCCAAGCTTTAAAATATCACCATAATACTTTCGCTTCTCTATAATTGGGGAGTCAACGCCATACTCATCGACATGAGGAATAGCGTACCCGACTTCTCCAAAGAAGCGTTTTGATGCATTTGTACCCTCAGCCATTCAATCCACCCCTTACTCAGTCTTCGTCGGTAATCCTATTATGATTTTCTTTAGGCTTATAGTCATTCTTTCGAGGCTGATCATACTTAGGTTTAGACAAAGCACTCTCAAGAGCACTAACGGCGGCCGAGATAGTAGTAATACCATCAACCGATCCACCGTTAGCTTTAATCATGACCTTAAGTCTTTCGAGCGTACGCATAGGCTAATGATTACGCAGTCGTGACTTCAGCACCAAGAATGGTCATCGCGGAGTAAGGCTTAACCAGAGCGCCGGAGATGCGGGTCTCGATCAGATACTTGTACTGGTTGTAGTCGATGTCGAAGTCGTCGAACAGGTTGACCGCGCCGCCCTTGTCAGAACCAACATTGTAATCCGCCAGGTTGACAATGACGCCAAGAATCTGCTTGTTATCAGCAACAGCACCCTCCATGGCCTCGACCGTCACGATCTCCTTCACACGCAGGCGGGTAGCCAGCTGAGCAACGGAGTCATACATGTAGTGGCCAATGTCGTCCTTGAGCAGGAGCATCTCAGACAGCACGTCCTCAGTGGTGAAGAGCGTGGGAACGCCAGAGCCCTTATAGCCCTTGCGAGCGCGAATAATGGAGTCGATAATATCACCAGCATTGGTAGGATCGGTGACATTAACCTTGATGTTGAACAGAGGCACATCCAGAGCAACAGGACGAACGTGGTTCACATTGATCTTGTCGTCGGAGCTGTCGTCACGGCCATCGCCGATCAGAATGGCGCGAGCGATCTCCTCGTCGAGCATCAGACGCATCTCGGACTTGATCCACGCAACGACGTCGAAGTCAGTAATATCAACAATGTCGTCACGGTCCATCTTCTGATGCTTGTAAATGGTCTGAGGATCAGTGGTACGCTTGAGCAGCTTGAAGATCTCGTTGGTCTTCTGATGGCCCTTGATGTAGCCCTTCGCACGAGCGTCAGCCTCAGTGATGTTGGCATACACGCTCTTAATGCGGGAGAACGGGCTGTGCTTAACGGAGCTCATGACCTTCGCAACCCAGTCAGTGTCGCGCTTGATGAACTCAGGCGGGACATTCAGGGAGCGATAATCGGGGAACAGCATGTCAGGATCCCGGAAGCCATAGGTCTGAGAAGCGGTAGCCTGAGACGGGCCTTCCATACCGGTCTCGTCGATAGCGTGCATAAGCTCGTCATTGTCCTCGAAACGGTCGCGGAGCATCTCACGAAGAGAGCCAACCTTGTTGCGCTTAGCGTCGTCCAGAATAGCGGACTGATCAGCATGGCTCATGTAAGCGCCCTGAGCCTTATCGGTGTCAAAAATGTTGTGAGTCACAGTAGTATCCTCCTCATCGGTAATAGAATGTTTTGCTTCGGCTTTCGCATCTTCAAGCGCCTGGCCGATCATAAAATAAACAACTTTCTTCTGCTCTTCGGTAAGAGTATCAAAGACATCCTTAACGGTCTTCTCACCGTCATCCTTCTTCTCTTCCTCATCAGCGGAATGCTTTACTTCATCTTCGTCCTTGTCCTTGGATTCGCCCTTAGCGTCCTCGAGAGCCTGGCCGATCATGAAATAGACTACTTTCTTCTGCTCTTCAGTCAGAGTGTCGAAAACGTCTTTGACAGTCTTTTCGCTGTCCTTCTTCTCCTCTTCGGGTTTCTTCTCGTCTGCCACGGATTCTTTTTCCTCCTTTTCAGGTTCTTTATTATCATCCGCATGAGTAAGTTCAAGACCATCAGGAGCCGCATAGATGATTGCTTCATCATAAGCAACTTCTCCGGAATGAGCTAAAACCGGATACTCAATAACAGCACCATCATTAGCTCCAGCAAGAACAACACTCACCTCACGGATTCTTCCATGCACGACGTCACCGCCATGCTGGGTAAGCTGATTTGCGTAAATGGAAAAAGAAGTCAGGTCCCCATGAGCAACGGCCTTCTTAACAAGCTGACCGTTTTCCGTGTCGTTGCACTTAGCAAAACAATACATGCCCTCTCCGGGTCGATACTCCAAAAGAGCATGCCCAAGCACATTCTTGGGATCGTTATGCTGGTGCTGATACACAAGAGGAACTGTCTGACCATCGTTTTCCTTAAACGCTCCATCTCGGATCGTCCGGCCATCGGCACAAAGAATGTCATTCTTCGTAGCCCAGCCGGCAAAGTCAAACTTTTCTCCCATTTTGATATCTCCTAATGTTTAATCTGATGTGACCTCACCAACATCATCAGCTGTCGGTGACGGATCAGTATCTTTATCCTGGTTGAGATTTCGGTTACGAAGTTCGTTAGCACGCTCATCGTCAACCGCCTTCCATCCAAGAGCTCTGACACGGAATTCATTCGGCGAGGAAACCTCACTTCGAATAAACTTATCAGACATTTCCGCAAGCTGTGCTGTAGTAGCAAGCCTAAACGGATCTCTGAAGAAGACAATCGACTGTCCCTGCGTACGAGCTGTTTTGGTCAGGAACTTTCGCTTCATCTCATCGACAAGTGCGCTCAGAATAGGCTCCACTGTTCTGTTGTTGTAATTCAGCATCGTCTGTTCGTTTGCTGTGCCGTCAATGATCTCTTGCGTAAGCCCAAGCTGGCCATAAAGCACCGTAGTAAGATACTCGATCTGCTTCATCAGATTATTTTCAACGGCTCTATTCAACTGCGTAACGTGTTCCGTAGAATCAATGTACGCAATTCCAAACTTGGAGCCGGCAAGTTGGTTTTCTATGTCCTTACGTCGCATCTCCGCCTGCTGTCTTCGGCCTTCAGTCTTGATCGTGTAGGGAAGCTGAATGATAAGATCAAGCTTTCCGGAACCAGACTGTTCATCGATAGCGTCAAGAATAACCAGCTTACGTTTCAGTCGCTGAAGAGTCGAGTTAGGCTCATTCATCACTGAATAAAACGGGTTATAGGCTATCGATACGACCTGCTTCGGAAGTGTGATCTCTTTATGTGTTCCATCGCGATCGTCATAAAGATCGACCTTAACGTGCTGCGGATACCACGTAACAACTTCTCCCGCTCGCATCTTCTTAATGTTGTACGAGCTTGACAGATTCGGATTAATGTCCGTCTCTGTAGGAACGAGAGCAACATGACCACGATCAAGCATCATGGCAGTGGCACTGCGAATGAATTCTCTCGACGTCTGGTCTATGTTTGCTTCGGTTGTAAGACAATAATTAAGATCGTCATTGATTGTCTCGACAAATCCCCCATTTTGATCAACACGAGCGTGCTGAAGAGGAATAGAAGACACATCGATACTGAGTCTGGTAATAATCCCGTTCAGAATCGACTGCTCACTTCCCCTTGTCATTCTGGGGCGATCTGGACGAGAAAAGCTGCCAGCCCCAATGTGCTGCCAGCCGTAATAATTGTCTCTATTGCTGAAGGCGTTCCAGGCGTGTTTAAGCCTTTCGCCCAATGATGGCATCTGGACCACCTCCCCTATTGAATTAACATGGCACCGTGTTATCTAGCACCAGTTGCGTTCCTAATTTCTTCAAGTTCTTTCTTGTACTCGTTTTTAGACTCAATACGGGCATAATTGTAGGCGTCTCTTCCCTGCTCCCAGGCAGTTTTCGGAGACATGACCGCTATCAGTCCGTATCCACCAGTTAAACTGGGAAGAATAAAAGTCCCGAATGCAGACATACCGATGCTGCCTAATGCGTTTGTCGCCCAATCACGGCCATTAGAAACCCGTTCATTAAGTCGGCCCTTCTTATCATATTTTAGATCTTTAACGTGTTCCTCGCCATACTTTTCCTGCAGACGTTTAACATGATCTTTTGCTTCTTGTTCGGATTTCTGAGCCGCTTTCTTTAGCTTTTCTGCAGTCATTTCTGAAATATGCTTTTTCTGTAACCGCTTAAGCGTTGGATTCTTTTCATATCGCATAGAAGCTTTAGCAGCCTTTTTATCAGCCAGCCTTGACGCAACCCCTAATACAGTTGCTTCTTTACCCTTTTGGTACGCCTCTTTGTTGTCAGCCCTGACTTCTTTGCGGCTATACTGCTGTTTTCCAGCCTCAGTAAGCGTCCCATCCGGGTTCTGATACCGGCGTACGCCCCACTTCATACCTATAACGCCATAGTGATAGAGTTCATTAGGATAAGGAGTTCTCAAGAATTATCACCCCTTTTTATTTGTTCTTTTTCTTATATGCTTCTTCTATTTCTAGTACTGCTCTTGCTTCAGCGCCTTTATAAGCTAGTGCACGATCTCGACTAGTGTATCTGTGCGTCCAATCTTCGTTTGATGTAGCCCACCATTTAATATTTGCTCGCCTTGTTGTATAACGATACCCTCTAGAAATCGTTTTTTGGTCTTTCGAATCTAACAAATAATACTTTTTACCACTATTGGCGATTCTATCAGCCATATCTTTTGCAGATTGTGCTTTATCACTTAAACGTTCTTTTCTACGCTCATTATTTGTTTTATCAGCTTTAGCCGAATATTTGTTCGCTTTTTTAATACTTCTATTTTCTTTAACGGCCATGTCTTTTTCAAATTTGGTATGCCGGCCTTTTTCTTTTACCTTAGCTGCAAACCCATATTTTGCTTTACTGGCTCTAACGGCTTTATTGTTTCCATGGCCTTCATAAAGCGGATAAGGAGGCCCATTTTGAACCCCCCACTTTTGACCGGTTACGCCGTGATGATAAAGTTCATTAGGATAAGGAGTTCTCAAAACCCTATCACCTCTCATTCAAACGCATCTTTATTGTGTTTGTAAGCAACGTAAGCATCCATCATCGAAGCAACGTTATCAATCTTCTGATCTCTACGCTGCTTATGGAGCTTACGGTTACCATTTGTGTCGACTGCTACAATGCAGTTTCCCATACAAAACTGCATAAGCAATTCATCGAATATTAATTTGCGATCCTCGGCAAGAATCTTTAACTCACCAAGAGGAACGGATTCAGTCTTAGCACCCTGGATTACTTTTTCTACACCGTATGGACCATTCTCCATCTGCCAACGCTCAACAAAGTCTTTTGCGTTGTACGGGTCATAGCCAAAGCAACGAACGTCGTAGTCTGCGTCGATAATAAACTTATCGAGATCCTCATAAACCTCGGTCATATCGAGAACCGACCCGTTCATGATAACCAGACTGCCTTCATTAATAAAACGCTGATACTCCTGCCGCATAGCAAGCGGAAGATTAATCAGCGTTCGCTCGGTTATATAGCTTCTATTCTTAATACCAAAAGACTGGTCGCGTAATGGAAATAGAAATGTGAAGGCACAAAAGTCATCGCCCATGGAAAGGTCTGCGCCCATGGAACAAGGCATCCCATTGAATCTGTGACGACGATGAGGTAATGTTTCCTCGTATGTAAAGAAGTAAGTATAGCCCTCCATCGGCAGTCCAAAACGTTTAGCAAGAATCTCATTTCTCGCTGACGGGTTATGCTCGGCTTTCTCTACTTCTCGACGATATGTTTCATATGTGACGGTGATTCCAAGATTCGGATTAGCTTTGATCCACATGTTAGGATCTCCGACTTCCGAAATGTCATCAAGTTTGTAGTACCAAATCGATACATGCGGAGCGTAATAGTCACCCTTAAGGATGTCCATTAACTCCATTTTGATAGAATCCCCGACACCATTTCGAACCGTTCCCTCTGAACTTGTGGCAATGATTACATAGTCATCAATGCCACCCTTCGCTGCGCCTTGTTCAAGCGCAACAATAGGATTCTCACGAATAGTGCCAGAAAGCCACTCGTCAAGAGTTGCAACTTTACAGCGAAGACCCTGAAGCTTGTCTATACTGAGCGGTTTGATCTCCAAGTAAGAACCAGTTAAGAAGTTTTCTATACCCTTCTTAGTTGAAGCAAGTTTTTGGCGATTAGCTTTAGAGCCGGTAGTATTATTGAGACTACCCTCAGTAAGAAATTGAAACCATGGACCTTTAGCACGCGTAATAGCAGTACGGATAGGAAACAATACTTCCTCAGACTGCTTCATTGTAGGTGCAGTAGTGACTTGCTGAGTGGTCGTAGTATCAACTGTCAAAAAGTATGATTGGACGTCCGAATCGTACATTGACTTTGCTCCACCACGACCAAGAACAATGTATTGTACCTTAGTCAATCGCTGCGGAATGGTTTTATTTACGAAACGACCACCATGTCCCTCAGGATCCGGTTCCCATACACTTCGCTCAACAAATTCAAACCAGCTTAACAACTGTTCCGCCCAAAGCTTGAAGGACGGAAGCATAACCATGTCTCCGCCATCGGTCAACGTGAGCTCCGATTCGCAGAAATCGATAAAGCCCTCTACGGCCTGATCGTCATAGTAGTATCTCGGATCTCGGATCAGATCGTCAATACGGTTCATTTCCATTGAGATTTCTCGGCATACCGGGATTTCCCCTCGTATAACCTGCTCACGGAACTCCCCGTAATATCTGGGCGTTGCAGTGTTAGATAGGCTCATTTTTACTTAAACCAATCCTGAAAATCGTTAAATGATACTTCACTACCAGGATGCATCATTTGATACGCATTAAACGCTGATTTACTGGCTTCTTGATTTGATGCCAGTTTGCTTGCAAGTGTCTTATTATTACTCATTAAAGTTTTTGTGACTTGTTCAACAGATTTCTGAGACGGCTGAGAATACGTAGGAACTTTAATATCATGTTTACCTTTATATGCAGAATCAAACATCTTTCCTAATACGCTTTTACCACTATCGCTTGTAATTCTTGTCTGAGACGGTTGAGAATACTTTGGAACTTCAACCTCTTTCTTAGGTGCTACCTTCTGAGATGGCTGAGAATAATTACTAGGATCCCAATCAGATATGTCTGTCACTTTCTTCGGTGCTACCTTCTGAGATGGCTGAGAATAATTACTAGGATCCCAATCAGATATGTCTGTCACTTTCTTTTCCTTCTTTTCTTCGGATTTAGAATTATCTGTTTTCTCTTTTTGCTGAGACTGGCTCTTGTTATCCTTATTTCCCTGATTTTCAGATTCTTTTCTATCTTTATTTGTAATTCCTTTTTCTTTATCAGCTTTCTTATCAATTGCTTTAGCTTTACCATATCGAGCTTCAACTTCTTTAAGTTCAGCAGAAGAAAACTTTCCAGCATTCTTCCTGAAGTACTCAATATCTTTAGTCCTAAGAAGCTGATCAAATTCTTGTTGTCTTTGCTCTGCAAGCTTCAAACCAATTTTAGGAAGTTTTTTATCAGAATTGAATGCATTATTAATGTCAGCAACAGCGTTATAAGCTTTTGTTACGGTTTCAGCGGTTGAGGCAATTTGACCAATAGTATTTGTAATACTCTTAACTTTCTGCATTCCTGCATCAATGTCTTTAGCCCTCAACTCGGAAAGCTTCTGCTCATCCTGAATTCTCTGTACAGCTCGAGCCATTTCTTCTCTCGTCAGTTCACTAGAGAACTTCTGAATCTGTGCTGTCTTCCCAGAATTAATTGCCGCCTGTTTCTCCGCTTCATGCTCGGCAGCTTGCTTCTTTGTCATGCCCTTTTGAAGATTCTCAACAGTTCCATAACGCCGCATACCAGCTTTTGTTAAAGTCCCATCGGGATTCTGAAATCTACGGATGCCCCACTTCTGGCCTCTAATGCCATAATGGTAAAGTTCATTAGAATACATATACCGCATTTTAATTTCATTCACCGCCTTTCTAAAAAGAGGAGCTTATTAGGATTTGGATTGTAGAATCGAAACGCCACATAGATCGCCTCATTCTACATAGTAGTTGCTGTATTCGTCGACAGCGTAGGTCATGCGAACTTCGTATTCTTTGATCTGCCCATTAATTGCATCGACCATCGTACCACTCGACGGAGGATCAAAGAGCATCTTAGTGCGAAGATACACATACGGTTTACAGATCTCAATCTGACTCTCGTCAATAAAATCAGTCCATGTCTCAGAGTCGTCATGGATCATGTAGGGTGTCTCTGTCGACTTACCTACGCCAAGTTGCCATAGAATAAATAAGGCAGAATTAATGTCGAGAATAATATCTTCATCAAACGCCTCATAATCCTCACTGAGTCCAAGGAGCTTTTTAATAGAGGTAAGGATGCTTTCCATTTAAGAGCCTCCTTATGATTTGTTATACCACTCTGCAAAATCAGAAAGTGTAATTTTGCTATTTGGATGTTCGTTTATATAAGAATCATATGCGTTTTTGATTTGAGAGGCTTGGCCAAAATTATTTGCTCTATCACGATCAATATTTTTCATTGCTCTTTGAGCAAAATCACGAACAGCACCGGCAACAAGATCTTTAACGTTTTTATAAGAATTGCCATAACCGTATGAAGAGAGACGTCGATTACCGTATTCTCCAATTAAATCGTCAGCGGCTTTTTGACACTCCGTCATATATTTGTTATAAGCTTTATCTACTCTTTCTTTAGCAGCCTTATTCTCTGGGTTTGAATAAAATGCTTTCTCGGCTTTTTCGAACGCTTCATCTTCAAACCCCTCAAAAGTTTTACGAAAATCATGATAGGCATCTAAATCATCATCACGACCATTATTTTTATTGATAATGTCTTGTAAATATTCTGGATCATTTTTCTTAAACCAATCAATAGTATCCCGGTACGCTTTAGATGAAGCTTCTTTGCATTCATTCGAATCATAAAAATCTTTTTCTTCTTTAGCAGCCTCTCGAAATTCATGAAACGCCGTCAAAACCTGATCAACGTTCTTAATTTGTTTATATTGATTAGAATAAATATTATCTGCCACTTCGTTTTTTATACTGGTAACGTTTTCATATACTTCTTTTGGGCCAGACTTCCAATAATTAACTTTGTTAACAGATTTTTGAATTGAAGTTGCATACCTTTTCTTTCCGGCTTCCGTATAACTCCCATCCGGATTCTGATAACGGCGTACGCCCCACTTCTGACCGAGAATGCCATAATGCCATAATTCATTAGGATAAGGCTGTCTAGAATTACTCATAGCTATTTCCTCCACGGGCAAGTATCGTAAGGATGCTTTCCATTTAAGAGCCTCCTTCATACCATTTAGAAAACTCATTTAAAGTCATATTGCTATTTGGATGTTCGTCAATGTATTTTGCGTAAGCCTTTTGCGTTGCATAGATGTCGTTCGAAATTGTGCTACTCAATAAACGAGCAACGTAACGCTGTTGTGTTTTATTTGTGTTAAAGTCATTTATTCCAACAGACGATATTGCTTTATTAACTTCTTTTGCTCTGAAATCGTCAAAAGCACGATGTGCGGCACTTGCAGCTATAGCCGCATCTTCTGCTCGTTTTCCTTCTGGCTGATGTCTAGGATCCGATTTCCATTTACCCAACATATAATCTGCGCCATCAATACCACCGACATTATACAAATAGTCGAATTCGTCTTTATTACCATTACTTTTCTTCTGAGCGATTTCTTTTCTCCATTCATCGTCAGCCATCATTTTATTCCATTCAGCCTCGCCTAACTTGTCAGCGTATTCCTCTTTTTCTTTAAACTCAAGCATCAGAGTAATTAACTTATCTTTATTCCAAGTGGGCTTAATAACAGACGATGCTTCTTTCTCTACTTTTTTTGTATGTTTGTAAGGCGTCGAGTATTCGCGTCCAAGATGTGTTTTATAACCATATGCGTCATCAGCCATAGAAACTAATGCTTCTCTATACCGTTTCCTTCCAGCTGCTGTATAACTCCCATCCGGATTCTGATACCGTCGAACACCCCACTTCTGACCGAGAATACCATAATGGTAGAGTTCATTATGATAAGGTTGTCTCATTTTAACCACTCCTCCACGGGCAAGTATCATTTGGTCGCCGTTCAATCGGTAATCGATTAGGGGCCGGACCTCGCCCGTAATGAATAAACTTGTGTGTGTCTGATGCAACTAGAATCACGTTGTTTGGGTCAAACACACATGAGCGCCTATTTAAGACATCTTCTTTAGTTATTGGATTCAAATGATGTATCGTTGCAAATCGAGGAATCTCAAAGCCATCTACTGCAAGATCACATCCATTATCTCGAATAATGATCTCTCGTCTAAACCTACGCCACTCATCAGAAGAATATAGGACTTGGTTGAGCCAACGACTTCCACCGAACGTTTCATCTCCGACAAAGCCATTCATGTCGCAATAATTAAAACGATCTTCGTAAGTCGGGAGAGAGATGAGTTCCTCATATGTCCTCGTCATAAATATCCTCCCCAGCACGTCCTTGGTACCGAAGAAGAGCAGCAAAGCCATCCTTGATAAGCTCCTCCGTTCTCTTCTGAGATTCGAGAGCTTCCGCTTTCGCTCGACGAAGTTTAGCATCTTCTTCTAATATCTGCTTCTCAAGCTTAGCTCGAGTAGAGCCCATCTTTAAAAAGTGAGTAGTTTCCTGAGAAGTTGCAGTTCCATCTCGCAATCTCTGTTCGACAAGGTCGTATGCCAAAGCAATAAGTTGGTTCTCCCTCGATTCTGGGGTCAATCGCTTGCCGTCTAGAGGAGTGTTTGGTGTCGAGACCTTCTTACTCTTAGGCACACGATTCACCTCTATTCGTTTTAACCTAGTTGGTTAGTAGTTTTATGGAGTATTAAATATCTCCGAGAGTGTTTTACAAAACTTCTTATAAAAGCGCAGACACTTTTTGGATAGTTTTGGAGGCGAACGAAACAACCAAAACTAATGTTCTATATAGAAAGGAGGTGAAAACCCAAGAAGCGCAAGCGGACAGAAAGGAGAAACCTACCATGGAGGTCAGATGGCAGCCAAAAAGCTCTGCGCTCGTATAAAAAGTTTTCTAAAAATATCCCCCGGAGAATTTTTGAAG